AAAGCGGCAAGCAGAGGAGATAATAAATGGACGCACTCACCCTATGGATGGCTGTAGGTTTCCTGTTCGCAGGTTACGCAGTTATCGCAAATGATTCCGTACAGACTTTAGGTACATGGATCGCAAGTAATAACGAAAAATTTAATTGGAAAGTGATGTGGGGAGCGGCTAGTGCCGTTCTACTGTATACACTTTGGTATGGTTGGTATACCAACGGTGGAGATATTAGTTATGGACGACTAAACAAAATACCGTTCCAAGAGATACAATGGTATCACGCAATGGCACCAGGACTATTATTAATACTTACACGAATAGGAGTACCAGTTAGTACTTCTTTTTTAGTATTAAGTGCCTTTGCAAGTACATTTGTACTAGAGAAGATGCTTATGAAAAGCATGATGGGCTATGCTGTCGCGGCAGTCGCGGCATACATTATTTGGATAGGAGTTACCAAACTACTAAACGAAGCAAAGCCTGTCAAAGAAGAACATAAGAAAGCATGGCGAATAGCACAATGGGTAACAACAGGCTTCCTGTGGTTTACTTGGCTAAGTCATGACATGGCTAATATTGCTGTGTTCCTTCCAAGACAAGTTCCATGGGACCTAATGATCCTAGTGAGTCTTGTGTTTGTTATAGGACTTGCATTTATGTTTAAAGAGGGTGGTGGTAAGATCCAAAAGATTGTACTAGAAAAACACAACACAAGATATGTGCGTTCAGCAACTATCATTGATGCAGTGTACTGGTTGATCTTATTCTTCTTTAAAGAGCTCAACGATATACCTATGTCAACAACATGGGTGTTTGTAGGACTACTATGTGGACGTGAACTTGCTATGGCAACAGTGACAGGCAAGGAAAAGTTCAAGACAGTGTTTCCGTTGGTAACCAAAGACTTCTTCAAGATGATGATAGGCTTAGGCGCATCAGTAGGCGTAGTGTTAATGATACACTATGTTATAGTACCGAACGGCTACTAAAAATAGAAAGGTAATGTGCAACGACATTGCCTTTCTTCTTGACTATGCTTGAACTGATTCCATACCGTCGGCATACATTTCTAAATTAGCAACATAATAACTCATGCTGTGATCAGCAAAGTTATCTATCTTACCTTGCTTTAGACCCATCCACATTCCACGCATACGATCTTTGAATAATTGGTAACCAGTTGGTGTACGAACATTTCCGTATGCATTCATATAATGCAGTTCGCCGTGATGTTTATAACCCATAATGGCAAGAGGAACACGAGTAACAATATCATTATTGTTCACCCAGCGATGATGAGTTACTTCTAAACTTTTTATATATTTAGGCCAACCTACTCTAGGAGAACCATATGTGTATAGTTCTTGCACAGGAGGAATATCAGGATATAAATGACAGCGGCTGGCCATAATAGTTGCCATTGCTGCTCCTAGTGAGTGTCCACAGAACCAAATCTTTTTGTTTTGGTTTGCCTTGCGTGAAATATCTTCTAATATCATAGGCCAAAGTTCATCTACTTCTGCTTTAAATCCTCGGTGTACTCTGCTTATAGTCTCTGCCATAACAGGTAATGCACGAAGATCTGCTTTGATGTCATTAAACTCTGTTGGTTGTGTTCCTCTACAGGCAATCACAAGATCATGCTTGTTCATAAAACGATATGCTTGTGCACCATCTTTATCATAAAATTCTACAGTATTAAACGAGTAATTTTTTGCTTGACTTTTCGCGTCTCTGCTGTTACTATATGCAAGTTGTGCTAGATTAGCGAATAATAAGGATTTTTCTTTGAAATTAAGTTTTGATATTTCCATTTTTGCCCTCCCGAACTATACTCATATTTATTTTTATAACAATAAATACACTGTATAGGAAAGTGCCATGAAAAAACACACTAGAAGTATCTTAGAAGAATTAAACAACCTTGGTTTAAACAAGGACAGTGATCGATTGATCGAAACAACTGCTAACAATATCATTAATAGTAGTATCAATTTAATCAACACTATAAACAAAAACTACGATGCAGCAACAGCTGGCGAGTTAGAACGGCGTTTTCTTAATTCAATTAAAAGTGGAGACCCACGCAAATTTAAGCGAGGAATAGAAAAGATTATAGAGAGTAAAAATAATGATTCTTAATGAAGGTGGTAATGTTTTTAAAACTGAACCAAAAGACCCTGACAGTGTTATAACTCAGCGTATTGCTACGCCTGATGTTGATCCAACAATAGATTGGCTTAATAAAACTTTTGGCTTTAAATTCGTTGATGAAGACAAATTAGGTACTACCGGCAAGAAAAACAAACCAGACGGTACATTTGAAGAAAACAGTTCAGGCGACATTGATTTAAATGTTGATAATAGAAAATTGCCTAAACAAGAAATAATTGCCAAACTATCTGCTTGGTGCCAAAAACAAGGCATACCTGATTTAGAAATTATGAACAAGGGCAGAACCTTTACAGCAGGATGGGTAGCAGACGCAGGACTTCAAGTACACTTTCGCACACCAATCAAAGGTGATCCTGCTAACGGCTTTGTGCAAACAGATTTTATGCTTACTGACAATCCTGCTCTACAGCGCGGTGCAAAGCGTGGAGGCACAGAACACTATACAGGTGCTGACAGAGCTGTACTACTATCAAGTCTTGCAAGAGGTAGGGGGCTTAAATTTAGCCCTACCAAAGGCGTGGTTGATCCCAACAATGGAGATGTTGTGGTAGCAGACGACTGGGATGAAATTGCAGAGATACTACTTGGACCAGGTGCAAGAGAAGCTGATACTCACACCGTAGAGAGCATGATTGCATATGTTAGAAATGATCCTGACTTTGAAGAACTTATTGCTCCGTGGTTAGAAAACATGGAGAAGGTTGGCAAAGGCCTACCTGAAAGTGCAGAGCTTGTAAGAATCAAAGAGCTTGCCGGCCTAAGCCTAAATAGTGTGAGAATGCTATGAGATTTTATGAATTCAAACAAATAGCCAAGCCTATACTAAACGAAGGCGCACGAATTGATCATGCAGAAGATGTTGTTTTCTGGGAAGGATCAAAAGGTGCGGCTCGTACAATTGAAAGTCTTAAAAATCTTGAACAAGGAGGACACAAAGATGTCACTATCAAATGGGATGGATCTCCCGCAATCATTTTTGGACGCAATGCAGATGGAGAGTTTACACTTACAGACAAATCAGGATTCGGAGCAAAGGGCTACGATGGAAAACCTAAAACAGCCAAAGACATTGAGCAAATGTTCTTGGGAAGAAAAGAACGCAAAGGAATAGAACCCGACGACAATTATAAAAGTTTTGCCGCAAACATGCGAAGCATTTATGACGAATATGAAAAAGCAGTGCCTAAAGATTTTGTAGGCTACTTCAAAGGAGATTTGTTATATTACAATCGTCCTCCAGTAGAAAACAATCAGTTTGTTTTTAAACCACAGATGGTAACATATCGTGTAGGAGTTAACAGTGCTCTAGGTAAAAAGATAGCAAAAAGTACAACAGGTGTTGTTGTTCATTTGCTTATGGATGAAAATGGGCAGGACGGTCCCCTACCACCAAACTACCTAGATATGTTTGAAGGTGACAGTGTTCTAGTATTTCCTAGTATAACAGTTGAAAAGCCTGCACAAGTCAATGACACAGCAATAAAAGAGCTACAAAGGATAGTTGCCAAAGATGCAGCTGCCATGGATAGATTCTTAGACACAGCAACATTAACCGATTTAAAAATGAAAAATGTACCTGACATACTCTACAACTATATGAATCAAAAAGTTGATACTGGACTTTCTAACATAAACTCAGATGATTTTATAAGATGGCTTGCAGGTTCAAGTGTAAGCAAAGCCAAACAAACAAAACTAGTAGATTACATTGGTAAAAATCGTGTAGGACTAGATGCTATATGGGAAGTAGTAAACGGTATAATGAAAGTCAAGAACGATATTATAGAACAGTTTGATAGCCACGATTCAGAAATTTCTGCAAGCATTGGTGATCAACCAGGAGGAGAAGGGTATGTACTAGCTCACCCACAAGGCTCCATAAAACTTGTAAATAGAGCTGGCTTCACTGCTGCTAATAGAGCAGTGCAACGATAAGGAAGGGAAACTATGAAAACTCAAACACAAGAAAAAGGTAGTGCCGATAAAGCTCACTATGGCAGTGCCGATAAAGCTCACTATGGCGGAACAAAAACTGCATTCTATGGAAGTGCAAAACATGCACATTATGGAGGTGCTGGATCAGGCCACTATTACTATGGCAACGGAGAATCAAAATGAAAATAACAGATATACTTAAAGAAGGTGACTTTGGTGATCTAGGCCTTAAAGGTCTAGGAGCCGAACTTGATAAAGATGATGACTATAATCCAGAAACGGATAAGTTCTCTATGTCACAACAACTTGGAAAAGTGTTAGACAGTAGAGGAAATCCAAACCCGATGAATAGTGTTGAAACTAGAGATGGAGCAGAGGTTCAATTAACAATGGACCAAGCTGCAAACCTTATGAGCTTGTTAAAGCGTCCACCTGTTAATGGCACAGACAGACAAGAGAAAGAAAAATTCCAAAAAGACATTTCAAAGAAGGATGGACTTATGCCATTCTTAGATGCTAACGACGGCAAGACTATGCAACAACTTTATGTAACAAAATACATGAGCGACACAACTAAAATGGCGTTAGGAAGTAGAAGTAACAGAAGTAACTATACATAATGAATTTTTTACAAGAACTAGAAGAAGCAAGAATGACTCGCAACGATCAGAACATGAAGGTTCTGACCTATGCAGATTGCTGTGAGAGATTGTATCTCACACTATTAGTTCTTGATCTGATGAGGAATTTTCCAAAAGCCACTGCAACAGTAAGAGACTACAGCAGAAAATCAATAGATATTAATTACCAGCGTTTTAAAATAAGTGGCACAGACCTATACAACTTCATTTATTTTGTTACAGGCGACGAGAGAGCTATCGGCAAACTTAAAGACCCTGGCGCTGCAATGCAATCAAGATTGGCAACTTCCCTTCCACTTGATCGAATTAAATCTTATCTGCAACAATTAAGTAGTGGCACCTCATCTAGTTCTTCTCAACTGTTCATAAAACTTGAGAGGGTCTTAAATATTGCTAATACAGACTATAAAAATGTACGCCGTAGTATAAGCAATTGGGACTCGTTGGATACTAACAAGAAAAAAAATGTAGCAACTAGACTGTTATATGCTGTGCGAGCTAAATTAAGAAGTAGTGACATTATAGATGACTACGAAAAGTATATTGTCCTCAAAGATCTAGAAAGCAATTGGGTACAAGATACTGAACCTACAATCAGTAAACCAGATGTAAGTGCCGCAAGCAGGGATTATGTATTCTACAGATATCTAGTAGGAACTGAAAATATAATGCTAGTTAAGGGGTTCTTAGAACTAGCTGCTGCAGGCAAGCCTATACCTAGTAACATGGTAAAGGCCTATTTACCAGCCATTAAAGCAATGGATGATGTGGTAAGAGCTGGTCCTAGCTACATATCTATGTTTAGATCTATCCAAAATCGAGCCAAAAAGACCTTAAAGTAGCTTATTTTCCTATCTTGACTAAATAATATTATACAAACACTACTGAGCGTAGTGTGCTATTTTAGATAAAAGGAGAAGAAAATGGCAGCAACTTATGACTTTACACCAGCTAATGGTGGAGCAAACGAAGTAGGAACACTAGAAACAACAGGTGCTTTAAGCATGTTTCTTATTTCCCTAAAATCAACATCAAACGGTGATAACACAGCATTAGACCTTAAAACATCTAATGACGGTGCACATGGTTCTATCTACGATTTAATCATTCGTGAATTACAACCACACCTATTACACGCAGTAGATGACACATCAGGTGTTATGTCTGTAGTAGTTGATTCACACTCAAACACAGCAGCTTCAATTGCAGCACGTCTTGAAGCACAAGACGGTATCGGAACTGATACAACTGTTGCAGCAGCATCAAGCTTCGCTGTAGCATAATAGGTTTCAACCTAAACACAAAGCGCCACTTTAGGGTGGCGCTTTTTTTATGACCGTTAAATACTGTCATGAGAGTCACCCTGATCACCGTAGTAGACATCACTGAAACAAACGCTCGCAAGCAAGATGACAAAATTGCTCGCAGCCAACAGGCAAACTATCTTACCATGTTGCAGACCATAGGACTTAGGGTGAATGCACAACCTGTTAGTTGTAAACACAAAGTAGGTGATGTTACCAAGATAGGATTCGGATCTGCAATAACAGGCAAACAACGCTACTGGGAATTTTTATTTGAGCACGAGTATGAAGGTGCAATTACACAAGAAACCTTAACAGATGATTTTGATCTAGTGCCTATCATTACAGGATTAAATGAAACTGCTACGATAAATAATTATGCATTTAGAACTAAAGATGAAACAGAGCGAAACATAGTATTTAAACTGTCACATAATGAATGATAGGTAATACTATAAATAACATTATAAATTAGGCAAACATTACATCTACTAGGCGATTTTAGGCCCCTTCCACGATAATAAGGAACGGAGAGATAATAAGATGGCAAGAGCCAGAACGACAGACTTAGAAAAAGAAAACCTTGAAGCGCATGTTGACTTGTGTCAGCAAAGGTATGAGAATTTAGAAAGTCGCTTGACCAAGGTTGAAGAAAAACTTGAGCATGTGCATAGTGATATTCAGCACGGCAACAAAAGTATGATCAAAGTTATCATTGGTGCAACAGGCACCATAGTCGCAGGATTATTATCTACTATAGTCGTTCTCCTAGTTAGCTTCAATTAACTTCGCATAAATACTTCGTAGGAGTATATAATGTTTTTGAGAGAACTCATCACCGAAGCACCATTAAGTATTACAATTGATGAAGGTGTACCAGCTTGGCTTATTTCTATGGTAAGAATTGATACATCATCAAGTCAATGGCGTAAAACTAAAAAAGGTGCAATCCAAACCAAAGAGCTAAAATGTGTACAACTAGCACTTACAAGGCTAGGATATAATCCGGGCAAGGCAGATGGATGGTTTGGTAAGAAGACTGCTCAAGCAGTCATGGAGTTCCAAAAAAATAACGACTTAACTGTTGACGGTGATCCAGGCCGTAATACTATTGCTAAAATGATAGATATAGGCAAGAGCAAGTTTCCTGCCGCACAAGATCTTACAAAAAATAATGTTGATGATAGATTTCCTTTAGAAAATTATCCTTTAGATAATTGTGCAGAAATAGTTGTACCAGAACCTAAAGCAGGGGCAAAGAAGACAGACCCTATTGATCCTAGCACTGGCGACAAAACTGAATTTGTAAATAAAACAGATTACTATGCTTGGAAAAAAGCAGGAGAGCCTAGTGAATGGACCAAAGGACAAGGTCTTGTGCAGAAAAATAAACCATCATCAAGGTTAGATACTAAGGGTGAAACTCCGTTTAATACTGATGTATTAAAAGGCATGTCGGTAGAAGAAGTTAAAAAGATTTTAATTGATAAAATAAAACAAAAAAGATTTAAAGATGCTCTAGCAATATTAGACTATGACATGAGATTAGATATACCATCAAATTCATATCAGATGATAAAACAAAAAGCCAATGAAAGCCTAGAAGAAAAACAAGTATGGGCTCGCAGTGGAATGAAAGTTGTTCGCAAGTATAGATGTACAAGCGGCAACCGTAGAGGTAGAGTTGTTGCACAACCAGCTCAATGTTTTAAAGCCAAAGACATTAAAAAACGCATGAAAATGAAACAGACTAAAGCACGACTAGGTTCAAGGATGGCTCGCAAAGCCAAGCGTACTAAAAGAACAAATCCTGCATCGCGCAGAGTGCAGGCAATGAACAGGTAAGTGAAATGCAGATATTTGAAATACTAGAAGGTTCAACAAGAGTATGGAGTAGGTCGGGCGGTAAGCAAACCCGTAAGTTTCGTTGTACACACGGTGTAAGAAAAGGGCAAGTACGAGCAAGTCCGACTGCATGTAATGCTCCTATAAATGTTAGAAAGAGTGTAGGACTAAAATCAACTAAAGCAAAACGCAGTGGACAAATGAAAGTAAAGAGTGCAATTACTCGCAGGACAAATCCTGCTGCAAAACGTCTTACGCGATTAAATAAACCTAAAAAATCACCTTTTGGAAGGAAGAAGTTCAAATGAGAATGGATGAAATACTAGTAAAAGAACAGCAAATGGCTGTCATAAGTGCAGACGATAAGCAAGTAACAATGAAGGATCCTAAAACAGGAATAGAAACAAAAGTTCCAAGAGATCCTAAAAAGCCGGGAGTTATTCAGAAGGATCCTAAAGATCCTTCAGGTAAAAACTTTATTATTGATCCCAAAGCATCTGGGGAAGTTGACAATGATATCAAGCCCGGATCTGTGGTAACTATGAAAACAATGTAATGAAAGTAAATGAACTTATAAATTCATTTGAAATATACAAAACCAACGAAGAGCAGGAGTTGTTGGGTAAACTCGGAACGACTCCACATCCGTTAAACTCATATTCAGAAAGAGAACAAGTCATTATTAACAGTATGATACGCAAAAGTTTAGTAAGTAAAGTACACAACAACGGACTCTTTTTGGTTATGAGAAATGATTGATCCCTTAGTCTTAAAACAGTTAGAAGAAATAGTCAACAGTGTTGACCTTACAGTATTGCCATATCAAAAAGGCAATAGTATACGGATAAAACAGTATGTAATACGCAAAAGCAAACATGGATATTTATTGTACGATTGTAAAGAAAATAAACAGATTACTAGTTTGTACAGTAAAACTGCCGCTGTCGCATGGGCTAATTGTCTAATTAAAGATAAAAACTATTTTAAAAATATACAAGAATTAGATAACACTATAAGTAAACATCACATAGATAGTTTATTTTATAGAAACACAATAGAAAAAACCAAAGACGAAATTAAACAACTAACAGCAGAGATGCGTTTAGAAATAGCATTAGATAGGACACAAGAAGCCAAAGCCAATCTGATGCATTATATTCTGACATAAATGGCTAAATAAATATAACAAATACATTAGGAAGAGACTGATGCACATTAGAGAGATATCAAAACCAGTAACAGCTGCAAGCCTTAATGAGAGCTTGGCTAAAAGATTCGGCACAAAGATTAATATTGATGCCTTTACAGTAGAGCAATTAGAAGATGCTCGAAACAAATTAAGAACAAAATTATCACAGGTTGAAACAACAGAAAGTTTTGACAGCGTTCATACTAATCAGTCATATCAGAAATCAAAACTCTTCCTTGATGTTCTAAATGCAGCTATTATTGAGCGTGAAAATGTAGAAGTTGATGAAAGAGTATCAATTAACAAAGATGGCACGAAAACAAAATCAGCTGCTCAACAGATTGCAGATAAAATGAAGAAAAAGGCTGATAAAGAAAAAGAGCCAAAAGACAACATTGAAGAAGGCGGTATGCCAGACAAAAACAAAGACGGTGTTCCTGACTATGCACAAGATGGCAAGGGTAAAAATGACTTAGGTAAAGATGCAAAGCCAAAAGATAAAAAAGCAAAAGATCTAAGCAAAGTACCACCGCAATTGAGAAAGCACATGAAAAAAGACGAAGGTAAAGAAATCATTAACAACTATTTCCAAACACTAGTTGAAGGCGAAGAAGACAAAGCAGAAATTGTTATGGCAGCTAAAGACATGGTTGACAGAATCACAGGCTGGATGGAAGACACAGCAGAAATGCAAGCAGAAAGTATGCTAGAATTAGGCGATGCTATCCGTGACGAAATGGGTCAGCAACAGTCAGACGCATTTATTGGTGCAGTTAAACCTGCATTAGAAAGTTTATATACAGCACTAGAAAGCACAAGAGGTTCACTAACAGGAGGCGTAGCTCTCTTGACAGGCGAAGGCGAAGCACCTACACCAATGGGCGGCGAAGAAATGCCAGCTGAAGAACCAGAAGCAGAAATGGAACCAACTGTTGATGCAGAAGAAGGCGAAGGCGAAGACGAATTTGCGGCCGCTGAACCAGCTGCTGGTGGTGAAGAAGAAGCAGGCCGTGAAAAGCGTGAAAGTATTCAAAAAAACAAAGCAAAAATGTTAGAAACTAGCCGCAGACTAGGAACTATCCTTTCAAAAAAAAAGTGAGAATAGCTGAAGTAGACGCTGGCAGTTCATCGAAACTTGTACAAGTTCTAAGAACTGTGATTAACAGTGCTGATCAAAATGGCACTTCAGTATTTTTACATTTTGATACTCCAAAAAAAGAAGACATTAAACAAGGCACAAAAAACCTTGACTTAAACAAACTTATGCAAAATGTAGGCGGCGAACAGTTTGATTACGGTACATTCAAAGCCGCCTACGACACCGATACCCGGATAAAGACAATGGTTAACAACTTTAGCGAAGCTGGTATCGAACCCAAGACCAAAGAAACTGTTGACAAAGGTGATACTCCTCAGCAAGATGCTGAAGGCGACAAAGTAGGACAAATGGCCAAGTCAGCAACTGACCTAGGCGACAAACTATAACCACTTGACATTGCTAAGTTTTTGTGTTATACTAATTAAAATTAGGAGACTAAGACCTTATGGCTGAAAGAACTAACGAAGAAATAATAGAACAAATTAAATCTCTCATAGAATCACATGTTAAACCTGCTGTAGCAAGCCACGGCGGCAACATAGAATTTATAAGTTATGACAATGGACATCTTTTACTAGAACTAGGAGGTGCATGTTCTGGGTGTGCAGGAAGCACAATGACGCTAAAGTTTGGTGTAGAAAACATGATCAAACATTATGTGCCTGAAGTGCAAACAATAGACGCCCAAGACGATCCGTTTTCAACTGTAAATCCTTTTTATTCTGATGATTATGGATTTGCTCATTGGGACACTATTCCAAAGGACGAGGTGGACAATGAGCCTAATAACTAACCGCTACGATTATCAACCCATACAAAGAAAACAAGTAGAGGGTCGCAGATTATATGCTACCCCCGATGGAAATGCAGTGGCCTCTGTCACTACCATCCTCGACGCCACCAAAGATAAGACACACCTCATTGCTTGGAAGAAGAGGGTGGGTGAAGCAAAAGCACAAGAAATTGTGACCGAAGCGGCGGGGGTTGGTACCCGTATGCACAAATATCTCGAGGATTACATTGAATTTGGGGAATGGCCTCAGCCAGGGTCCAACCCGTATGCTCAACAGGCACATATGATGGCTGAAACTATTAAGACCCAGGCTCTTACTGATGTAGATGAAATATGGGGGTCTGAAGTAAATTTATACATGCCTAATATGTATGCTGGCACAACAGATTTAGTTGGCACTTACAAAGGTCAACCGTCGATTATGGATTTTAAACAGACCAATAAGCCTAAGAAGGTAGAATGGGTACAAGATTATTTTCTACAACTTGTCGCATATTCAGAAGCACACAACGAGATTTACGGCACAAACATCTGTGAAGGACATGTGTTTATGTGTAGTCGTGCAGGTGAGTATCAACAGTTTGACATATGGCCAGATGAATATGCAGATTGGCGCCACGAATGGTACGAAAGAGTGTATCAATATTATGATAAGTTAGCATAAATACTTAAAATGATGTAGGAGAAATCAGTGGCAGTCGTACAGATATCAAGGATTCAAGTCCGTAGAGGACAAAAAAATGTAGGATCGGGGTTGCCCCAATTAGCAAGCGGAGAGCTTGGTTGGGCTATCGATACACGAGAACTTTACATTGGTAATGGATCTGTAGCAGAAGGCTCACCAGCTGTAGGTAATACAAAAGTATTAACCCAGTATGATGATATCTTTAGTCTGGCTGACACTTATACATATAGAGAAGAAGACTCGTACATACAAACAGGCAGTGCGAGTAGTAGTCCTGTTCAAAGAACTCTGCAAGCAAGATTAGATGATCGTGTAAGTGTTAGAGGATTTGGAGTAACAGGAGTTTCAAGTGACGATGCAACTGCCGGACTACAAAGAGCAATAGATCAACTGTTTATTAACGATGCGAACAAAGGTAACGAGCAGAGTAGAGTAGTTTTACATATTGAACCTGGTGTTTACACAATTACAGGTCCTATATATATTCCACCACATGCAACTATAGTAGGAGCAGGTGCAGAAAAAACTGTAATCAAACAAACAACAGATGCCGCAGGATTTATAACATGCACGAGTTCAAGCACTCCTGGTGCACCTGATTTAAATCCAACAAGTGTTACACAAGCACAAAATATTAGAATTGAAAACTTAACTATACAAACTACACAGTTAAACAGAGGACTACATTTACAAAGTTGTAAAGACAGCTATTTTTATAATATTAATATTGTAGGACCATGGGATAGTGTAGATTCGATTGATGCAGATTCAATAGGAATACAAATGGATAGTTTAAGTGGTAGTGTAGAAACTAAAAATAATACATTCCAAAATGTTAAGATTACAAATTTTAGTTATGCTGTTGAATCATCATGGGATATTAACAACAATACATTTGATAAATGTACATTTGATACACTAGGTTATGGAATAACATTTGGTAAGGGAATGGCAATGGGCAGTTCCTCTGCAGGCATTGCAACAGGTCCAAGTGAAAACATTATTTCGAACAGTTCGTTTAACGAAATTAATAAACAAGCAATTTATGTAGAGCAAGGTCTTAAAAATCTAAGTAAAGGCAACAAGTTTACATTGTGCGGTAACGAAGCAGGCAATGATGGACAACCACAGACGAGCATTATTCTGTTTTCAAAGTCAACTAACACCAGCGAAGATGATTATTTTAGTAGAACAGAGAATCTTTCCTTTAACCAAGCATACATAAACGGTGTTGCATATATTCCAGAAGTTGAAGGTAATTCAATTTACAAACAAGGATACCATCAGGTTCTTGAGATTGGACCAGGTAGCAATGTAAAAACTTTTAGATTGCCCGGTGCTGAAAATCAATCCTATGATATAGATTATCTGATAGTAAGTACAAACTTTGAAGCAGTAAGAAGCGGCACACTAACTATTACACAAGAAAATTACGGATCACCTGCTGTTGCTGTTGTAGACGAATACAACTATAATGGTGCATCTGCTTACGAAGATGATATTGTTTTCACAGCATCACTTTTGGATGAAAATGCGGACTTGACAAACGAAACAATTTCTGTTACAGTAACTACAACAAGTTTACAAGCAGAAATGAAGTTCACTATAAAATGCAAACAAAGTAATATAATTTAAATGTTCCATATTTTAAAGTATGAAGATAGATTATCCGCTTGGAGTGATTTTCGCGAAACACTAGAACATAGCGAAGACCCTATCAAAACGGCAATAGAGTTTTACAGCAATGCTCCGCAAGTGAGTATTAATACAGATCCTTGGGACAAAACTATTTGGCCTAATCCATGGGAACTGATACATGAAAATCAATATTGCAACTTTTGTATTTTACTAGGAATTTGTTATAGTTTACAGTTAACTAATCGTTTTACTGGTAGTAGATTTGAGATATATATTGGCACAGATACAAAAAAGTCCAAGACTGTTTTTTGGCTTTGTGTTGACAACAAGGTAATCGATGTTGTGGATAACATCGTGGAAAATAAAGACAACTTGCTCAAAGAAATACATATCGAAAAGTGTTATGTAATGGATGAGCTTAACTAAATATTGCATTAGAAAGAGGTAAGCATGTCAAACGGAATCAACATCAACATAGTCAAACGCAACGGTCAAAAAGAAGAATTAAACATAGACAAAATTCATAAAGTAGTAGAATTTGCTTGCGAAGGACTAGCTGGTGTTAGTAGTAGTCAAATAGAAATGAATGCTAATATACAATTTTACGACGGCATGGGTACATCAGAAATACAAGAAATACTAGTCCGGTCAGCAAACGATCTTATTTCGCTAGATTCACCAAACTATCAATATGCTGCGGCCAGACTACTAATGTATGGCACATATAAAGATGTATTTGGCGATTATAAAACAGTACCTCTCAAAGAAATTATAAAACAAAATATTGATAGAGGCGTTTATGATAGTCAGATACTTGACAAGTATTCTGATGAAGAATTAACAAGATTAGATGCTTACATTCATCACAAGCGTGATGAGAACTTTACCTACGCAGGTTTGCGACAGGTAGTTGACAAATATCTTTGTCAGGATAGAAGTAGTGGAGAACTGTTTGAAACTCCACAATACATGTATATGATGATTGCGGCAACACTCTTTGCTAACTATCCAAAAGAAGATAGGTTATATTATGTAAGGAGATACTATGATGCGACCTCACTTTTTAAAATCAATATCCCAACGCCCGTCATGGCCGGAGTGCGTACTCCAGTTAGGCAGTTTGCCTCTTGTGTTCTCGTTGACAGTGACGACACACTTGATTCGATCTTTGCGTCAGACATGTCCATCGGTAGATACACAGCTCAAAGAGCTGGTATCGGCATTAACGCAGGACGTATCAGAGGAGT